TGTAACCAGTACCATCCATATCACTTTCCAAATTTGTTGGATAAATATTTGTCACTCTCACATCTGTCGCATTCACATCATCAGCAGATTTGAGACTTCCGCCTGTTAGCGTTGCAGTGCCATCAGTAAAAGTTCCTGCAGTGATTGTGTAACCTGTCCCATCCAAGCTGCTTTCCAGATTTGTCAACCACACATTTGTTATTCTTGCATTAGTAGAATTGATATCATCCGAAACATTCAAGCTCCCTATAATTATCTTCTGTCCTGTTCCATCAAGATCACTCTCCAGGTTAGTCAACCAAGAGTTTGTCGCAGTCAAATTCTCATAAGTTCCGGCAGTCCCAACAACACCCCCTTTAAAATATGCTGCTGTGATATTATAACCAGTTCCATCAAGATCACTCTCCAGATTGTCTGCTTCCAAGTTGGTTGTGTCCACTAGAGTTGAGCTCATTTCATACACTCCTGTGATGTTATGGCCACTAACCATTTTGAATGTTTCAAAATAATTAAGACTTGTCATGTTATAAAAGTCTTTTAAATCAACATTTCCCTGGGGGCTGAACGGCACTCCTTCTGAGAAACCAATACATGCTACCATCGCCAGGATCAGTGTTATGATTTTGTTTGTTTTCATTGTTTGTTTCACCTCATGTAAAATAAACGACTGTTATGTAGTCGTTATCCCATACCTTATTTGTGAATGTGATTGTGCTTGCGCTTGAACTATGTGTTGCGCTATAATCCGCACTGTGTAAACTCAAGCCATTCACGAAGACCAGGAACCCACCGCTTTTTGTTGTGCTAGTGTTTGCTAATGTGAGCACGCGACTTGCATCAGCATCACTCCCACTACAATCACTCCCCCTCTTGTTTTCTGATGTAGGAACCCCTCTTGTTTTCTGATCTGTAACCATCGCATTCCAATCTGCTGCGAGAACATCATCCGTAGCATCCACTTTTGTGTCATCCCAACTCATTTTTAACCCACCACCACATAAGGCCTTGGCTTGATCCTGGCCTGTCTCATCTCTCTTTCCGCAACAAGTCTTTGCACACTTTCCCTCCAGTGAGTGTATGGCACTCCCTTAACCACAGAAAGCTCTCCCAGGCTGTAACTAGCATTAAATGTGTAAGTAGCACCTATTGCGTTGATTGCCACCCCTATTGCTGCTTCTATTTCCATATACCTTTTTATGTGATATGGAATCTGTAATTTGGTTACTGTGCTTCCTGATTCGTGTGCGAATATCAACTGATCCGCCACTATTGCTCCTGCTGCAGGCGTTCCATTTATTTGAAATACTTCCCTGAACCCATCCATTCCCACAATCTCACACCAGTCCTCATCACTGAATCCTGTTATACTTGCGAGTGCTATGCTCACATCTGTTCCTGCAGTCTCTGCTGCTGATGTTGTGCTGCTTGTTGTGCTATCCTCCAAAAGCCCATACAAGTATTTGATAATAGTGTCATTATCCTTGATAAGAAATGTGCCTACTTCTGCATCATTAGCAAGAGTGATTTTTCCACTTGATTTTTTGATTTCTAATTCTGCAACTGAGACATCTGTTGAGTTTGTTGATAACTCTCTTACTGCAAGAAGAGGGTTTTTTGTTGTGAAGATTCTTTCACTACCGGATCCTGTTAAGATATCTATTTTTTCTGTTGGCACAAATTTTGTGTTAAGCCATCTTTCCATTTCTGGTTCGACCAACTCAATAAAACTTGTGATGGTTGCATCACTGATCAGACTGCTTGGAGCTCCACTTGCTCTTCTCACATCATCCACTGATATGTATGTCATCCTTTGTTTTCACCCAACAATTTTTTTACATCTGATTTGATCTCACTGATATCGCATTGCATGTTCGCTATTCTTTCAGCATTCACCATGGCCCTCTCTGAATTTTCCTGAACATGATTTTGGATCTTGTCTATGGTTGCTGTGTGCCTGGGACCTGCATCAGAATACTGTTGTTTTAAATAGTCCACATCAGATTTGAGAGATACTCCTGTTGCAATCACTGTCCCTATCACGCTTAACATGGCTATGATTGCCATAATCATTGCGAATGTTCCTTTTTGGATCACGAACCCTCCATTACAATCATGTTTGATCATGTTCCTTGGTTGTTCAGTTTCCATATTGTTTATGTAGGATCTGGCTTATATCATCCCTGAATGGAAGACCTTCACCTTTTTGGATTGTGTTGATAAGCATTTCTTTATTCCAGAAAACTTTCAGAATGTCACTCACTGTTTTCTTGCCTATTCCTTTGATCGCTTGTAGTTCCTCACCAAACTTAGCTACATCTTCCTCTGCTACTGGAGGGTTTTCCTCACTTTCTTTGGGTGTTTCTTCCTTCACACCAACTCCTTGTTCTGGCATGACCATTTCAAATCCCATAGCCTTCCCATAAGCTGATGGCAAGTCTATTATTTGTCCTGGTTTGAGAGTTATCCAATGACAAGCTTGCATAGTCCCACCTAGCTTTCTGTTTTCCATAATCCTGATTTTTTGCGCTGTTCCTTTAATGTTTTTAAATTTCATTTGTGCTCCTCCATTAACTTTTTTTTTTATGCGAATACCGCTATTCGAATGTTGTCAACATCATAGATTGCATTAAGAAAAGTTATCACACTTCCTGATCTTGTGAAGTCTTTTCCAACACCCTCATGCAGGCCTGCACCATTAACTATGATGTGTGAGATGGCCGCCACAGTTGTTGGTGTTAGCGTCAGCGTTCTGTTTTTTGCACCGTCACTTCCTGAACAATCAGAACCTTCTTTTGTTTCTGGTTGTGGATATAACTGGCTTTCATTGATGATTCCAGAATTGATAATTTGCACCATTTTTTTTTGCCTCAGTCTGTTGTCAAAGTGTATCCGATTTGTGCTGTTCCGGTAGGAGTTCCTCCTGTTGCATCCCCATACAGTTTGATCAGTGTCAGCCCTCTGATATCAAGTTGAAAATAATGTTTTCCTGTTGCAGTCATTCTGAATTTGTCAGCTGTGACTGTTTTAGCTCCTGCCACCGCACTCCAACTGCAAAGAGGATGCTCATCCCCTCCTGGCACTCTTGAGAATTTTGGTATGATATCATATGAGGTCTCATCACCATTTGAATAATCTATGAAGACCGTGATCGTGTTGAAATTTCTGACATCGATTGCGCTTCCTATTGCTGTTTCCGCAGCTGTGATTGTTGTTGCTGCTTGTATTTCTTTTGTTACGATTCGTTTTGGCATAGCCATTTATATCATCCTCCATGATTTGTTAAGCTAATTTTTCAAGCTATTGTCCGGCTATTTTATTTTTTAAAAAAAAAATTAAAAAAATTAATTTGGTTCCCTGCTAGGCTCATGCCCCATTAGGATATCCAATGGTCAGACCTGTGGTTGTGTCAACGTATGTGTTGCCAGTGTCATTGCAGAAGTTGCCATACCACATATCAGTCGAATAACCTGAGCATTGTGTCTCATAAGCTGTGACCGATATCATATTTCCGAACACAGTATTTTCTTTTCCGACACTGTGCTTGTTGGTTCTTATGGCAATTGTCAGGCCTGGACTTATCACATTTCCTTGAATCAATCCACTTCTTGCATCTATGTCGATTGCATTGGTGCATTTATCATCAAAGAAACAGTCCAGTATCTGAGTTCTGTATTGTACTGAGTGCCCTGGCGAAACACTTAGTATTCCTGTTGCAACACTGGTGAATTTACAGTTTTTGATGGTTACATCATTGGTTCCGTTGATTGATATTCCTGCCAGTGCTGTTTCAGTTGTGCTTCTGAAAATACAATTTTCAACTGTGAACCCCATTGGATTCGTGCTCATATCTGCTGCTGTTGCAAGCTTGATTGCTGTTCCAGAAGTTGCACCATTCGGTCTGAATCTGAAACCTGACACGTAACAATCCCTTGCATTCACTGTCAGTATATCTCCTTCTGCAGTTCCTACTGTCCAAGCAATCCCTTCTGGACTGTTGCCCATTCCGATAATTCTCAGGCCAACTTGAGAAGCTGCAATAGTAACAGATTCTTCATAATCACTGGTTAAAGTTCCAGAACTTTCTTCATTCTCAGTTCCTGCTACTAGAATGGTGTCGTGATGTCCGCCATCTGCAAGACTCTGTGCGACAGCCTCCGCTATTGTGATAAATGCTGTGTCCCACCTATCCCCTTTTCCTGAAGCGGATCTCGAACTATCCACATAGTAGACAGTTCCACCATTTGAAAAACCGATAAGTCCTTGTGTGAAGGTGCACTGGCCCAAAAACTGAAGATTTCCTTTGATATCTTTAGTTACATTTCCAAATAATGCCATTTTTTTTTCTCCATTGAAGTCTTTGCCTAAGGCATGCCGCTTCAATCCGACATGTGAGTTGTGCTATTTAATCCTGGTCCATAAAAAAAAAAGATAAAAAAAAATTAGTTCATCTAAATAGATGAGCTAGGGTTTGGTTCTGTGAACCCAACAACCTCATAATACCTCTGTTTGTTGTCTGTTGATCCACCGACTGTGATAGTCAGAGTACCAGAACTTACTGCTGTTGTTGGCTGTTCCTGCGCCATGATTGAATTTGCTGTGGTGTGTATCCACCCAAGCACTCTCATCAATCCTGTTGCGCTTATCCCATACTTTGTCAGATCAATATCTATCTCATCTGAGTCATCAACAGTGTTGATAGTTCTGATATAAATTGTTTTGATAACACCATCAGTGCCACTTCCAACAATCTCATAATCAGTTCCTTCGGTTAATGCCATCTTGTTTCACCTCGTTTATCCAATATTGTCTATGAAGCTGTTGAACGCTGTGCTTCGCATTATCAGGCATTCATAGATTTTCAGCATGAACTTGTATGTGTCATTTGTTTTGGCCAGCTCTTCATAGGTCATATCTTGCAAGACCCTCATCTCAATAAAATCTGTGTCCAGGAAGAAGATCTGCTTTGCGCCTGAAGTATTGCTCAAGTACATGCTTGGTATGACTGGAATAGGCCCTACCATAGTTTGCAACACGAGTTGTGGTGGCACTCCAAATGGCAGAGTTGCGCCTGACACAAGCTGGTCTGGTGTGTACCTGAATGTGTCAATCATAATCTTTCTCAAATCAGTCACCACCGAACTTGATGCAACAGCAAGCTTTGGCCTTCCACCATCATCAAATGCTGCCTGAACTGTTTCCTCCACATCATCCCAGGTAAGCGCAGCACTAGACAAGTCTGTTTGATTGGTTGTGCTCTGCAGTGCAACTATTCCAGAGAATTGTGTTGCATCTGAGCTCGCATCCCCATTCACAATTAAATTCTCTTCCAGCTCTTTCATTGCTCTTGCTTTCATCAAAACTTCAAGCTGTTTTGCGTTTGGTGCTCCTGCTGGACTGAACACTGATCCGCCCACGTTTCCTGCACCAGTTGGCTGAAATCCTTCCATGATATAAGATGGCATTGCTGCCTGCATAGGCCCAAGCAGTCTTCCTACTGAATACAGATACTTGATTGCTGTGCTTGCCCTATCATAGGTGTCATCTGTTTCTGGCAGTGCTGCATCTGCATTTGCTGTGTAAGCTCCACCTTTCGCAGTGACTATATTATAATCTGCATACATGCCCTGATTTGTGACTCTTGGAATCATCTCAACCAAAGGAGTGTACTTCCTGCTCTGATCTACAATCCTTGGATCCACATACACTGGTACTAGCGCATACCCTGCGGTTCCAGCCCCACCAGTTGTTGGACCAAGTGCTTTGCTGTGAATGATTTCTGCTCCCCTATCCACCGCCTCTTTCAGTGCTGGCCTGTAATCAATCCCATTCCACCCATCCATATAGACAGATTTGTCTTGGATTGGACCGAATGAATGTTGGTATATGCCACTTCTGGAATATCCTTTGGTTTGAACGAATGCAAGCTCTTCTTTCAAGTCCTTGGTTCCGACTTCATAGGTCTTTCCGTTTAAATTTATGATGTCTTTCATCTTTTTTTCACCTCTTCATATGTAATCAAGCGGGCCAACGCTTTTGACTTCTGGCCTGTTGTCAGATGCTTTGCTCTTATCCTCTGGACCGGCAGCTTTCTGTCTTGCTTTCTCAACAACATCTTTGAGCTCATTGATTTCCTTGTCTTTGGCCTTCATGTCCACTTCCATCTTGTCCAATCTAGACTTGACTTCCAGTAGTTGTGCGTTGCCTTTCTGCTCTGCATCTGCTCCAGCATCTTCAGCAGCTCCACTTTCCGAAGCATCCCCACTTTGATTCTGATCAGCACCTCCTTCTTTTGCGCCTTCTGCAGACTGATCTTCCTGGTCCTCTTCCCCAGGTACTTTGGTTTCATCATCTTTTATGTTGATTTCCATGTTCTTATCACCCTTGTTTTTTTGTACGATGGACTTAAGTTGGTTTGCGGTTGCCATCAATCTTTCCGCATAAAATTTAAGATTTTGACTTTTTTTGTATGGCTTTGCTTCATAGTGCATACTTTCGTGCCCCTTCATATATTCTAAACTCTTGGCCATCACAGCACTCATAGTTGCTCTTGCTCCTGGATTAATCGGATTTCCTGTCAGCGCAACATTCAATAAATTGAGTTTGTCAAGCAACCTAATATCTTTACCTTCCTTACTAGAACTCGCTGTTCTTGTTGGCACATACGCAATAGAGAACGCATCATAATACTGATTTTTTATATTGCTCCACACATCATCAAAATTCATCACCACATTACCTTTTTCATCAAACTTCTTCCAAGTTGTATTCAACTCCCACTTAACCTTCACCCCATTCTCATCCCTATTCCGATCCACAGCTTTCCCCAATGGAATCCTGGTCTTGTTAATCATACTTTCTGTGTTGCTCTTCCCTCTGAACGCTTCATGCTCAAAATCCAATTTTATAACCCTATTATTGAATTGTTCAGTCATATCATCCATGCATCCTTTAGTCACAATATCATTCACAAGATCAAGGTCTCCTGTTGAGATGTACCCTTCCACATAATATTTTTTGCCAGATTTTGTGTCAACAGACTTGTGTTGTAGTGTGTCCGAATAGAATACGAATACTGGTTCTTGATTAAGTTCTGCTTTCATAAGTGTTTTTTAAACAAAAGATTATATAAACTTTTTTATGCTCTGGCAAAAAAGAGGCCTATTCCGTATCTGGTTTGAAGGCCCATGTAGAACGACAATTTACATGTGCTGGAGGGCTTGGCCCTTCCCATTCTCCTTTCGGATCCTTAAAATTTGCGTTTATGTCCACTTCTTGTCCATCCAGTCTCCTGCAGAGAGGACTTGTCCTATCATCCTTGGTGGCAATATATACTTTTTTTCCTTTCTCTCCACTCTTCTGATAGGCTTGTAATTTTCCCACGTTACTTGCTCTGCTTGTCTCTGTCCTAGCAATCATTTCCGCCCTGTTATCCCCCACATCAAAGACTTTTTTTATTCTGCTCTTGATCTTTTCTAAACCTTCACCATCCATGTATGATCTTTGAAGTTCTTGACGTAGCTTGTTTGCTATGTCATCTTCCATGCCTTTAATATTTTCAAACGTGTATTTTTGAAGATAATCTATTGCTTCTTTTTCTGGCATAAAATTTCTATTCAAACCTTTCTCTGCCTGATCCCATCCCTCAATATAGTTATTGCGAATAACTTCATTTGTGATTCTTCGCAATCCTTCAAATGAGAGAAGGCTTTTGAGCTTGCTTATTAAATCATTGAGGTCTTTGACTTCGCTGATTTTGTTTTGCTGCATCTCTTTTTTTAAAATTTCTATGATCTCTTTCTCATTCTGTTTTAACACATACACAATTGCTTTTTCCAATTTAGTGCTTCCTACTGGCCTTTCACCTTCCTTCAGAATAAGAGGGTTTTCTGATGTGGCAGCTTTTCCTTCTGTTCGCTGCATGATTTCCGCACAGTATGATTTAGGATTCTTCTTATCAGAATTTTTGGCCACACACTCATCAAAGTTTGTGTATCCTGCGAATGGCTTGCTTTCTATCTTATCACAGTCTCCTGTTTCAGACCTTGGTCCCGTACCCTCCTCTTTTGCACGCCTTCTTTTGCCAATTCCCTCTTTAGCTTTTTGCCGTGTGTTTTGTTCACGTGAAGTGTCCTCTGGATTATCCTGATCACTTTCCCTAGTACTGCTGTCTGTGTCCTGCGCATCTTGCTGTCTTTCATCATAATCATTATCCCAACCATTACCGAAATTGAAACTATTCCCAGAATTACTCATGAATTTGCTTGGCGGATCATCACCCCACTCCACTTCATCCAACCCCTCAGCTGTTCTGATCTCATTCACTGTTCTGAGCCCATTCTCCACCCACAACTTATAAAGCTCTGCTTTGTTACGTTCTTCATCAGAGTCAAAAATCATGAATTTAAAAGTGTATCTTGGCACTTCAATCTTGCGACCATTCTTCGTTGTGATAACTCCATTATATCCAAACTCAGAGACTATATTCTTATTGTACTGGTATTCTAACATGCGCAATACTGGATTGACCGCCTTCTTTTTGAACACTTTGCTTTGCACAATCTGATTTGCGCTTCCTTTAGCATCTTCTGTGTATCCCAATTCTGTTGGCGTAACTCCAAAACAAGCCCACACCATTTTCGTATACCACTTTTGTTTTTCAATCAGCTGCATCTCTTCTGAGCTGAACTCTATTCTAGTAAAATTAGGGACCTTGTTCACTATAGGGACCTTATGAATTAGTTTTTTCCAGTTACCGAACTCATCCTTCTTTCTCTGAAGCTCATACCATTGTTCTTTGAATGCTTCGATCTCTTCACTATCTGAATCATCCAATCCTATGATTCCTTTTGGAGTGTTGTTGTCATTATAATATTCTAGATCTGTGTCTATATCCCACAATAATCTTTGCAAGGCCTTGGCCAGTGTTTGCACAGGACTATAACCGTAGTGGTCATCGGTTCTTTTCATTCTTTCCATCCAGAGAATCTCTTTTTTTCCGAATGGTACTGGGACCGGTCCTGCAATCCACCCGTATTGAAAATACGCAGCTTTTTCTCTTACCTGGCCTTGACTGATGTGTTGAAAAGGATTAATAACTTCTTGTTGGTTTGGGTTCTGTATGATCTCTTTGCTGATTATGATATCATCCCTGTAAGTGTACATGCCATGAATATCAGGGTTTTTTGTGAATGTTGCTCCATCCCTTGCCACAACTTCCACAAGTTCTTCCTTCAAGTTATAGACTTTGTTCAGCACTCCAGAATTTACTTCCAACACATCTCTGATTGGCATTTTAATGAACACATCCTCAAAACTTTCATCATTTGTGTTAGGATTTAAGAAAAAATTTTTTATATGCGCTTTCTCTGTCTCATCTTCTTGATCTTCCCATCCTGGTGTTGGCACGATATCCCACTCTATGCTTGCTACTTCATTCAGAATTGTGTCAATGCACATTTCCACATATGGTGTTTGTGCGAGCCATCGCACATATGGCATGTTAGCATATCTTGGATATCCAAAAGGCGGCTTATACAAGAATTTAGGAATGTACGCTTTATTAATCCCATCTCTTGTCTGTTCATTAATCGCTGTAACTGTAATAACACTTTTCTTTCCGACGATCCATTCTTTTAATGATACCATAAATATGATTAATTAATGAGTTTTTGAAATGATTATACTAATTATTAAGCGTTACCTTATATAAACTTTTTTATGCTTCGCCTAAAATTTGCATACTTAACTGTTGGTCCTTGCTGGCCTGTTCCTCTTCCAATTCACGCATTTGTTCTTTTGTAGGCACTTTATTCACCTCTTTTGATGATCTCTTCGGATCTACCATCACCCACACAAGCTTGTTAGTTTTTCTGAGCTCAAAATACATCCGCATCATAATCATGTCTGCGAAGTCAGGACTCCTCCCTATATTATCCTTGATTGTTTCTTTATCCACTACTTGTTTTGGACTGTCCTTGTCTGCATCTTTTTCTTTGATCTGTTCTAATTCTTCAATGATCTCATCTCTCCATTGTGGTGGTATGTCTTTATAAATCCCTATCTTTCCCACACGCACATAGTCTGCCAGCCAGAAGTAACATTGAGCTTTTAGATTTTTATAATTTGTTGTTGGCCTGTTCTTATCTCTTTTCTTCTTGCCGATTGGCCTACCATTATTCACAAATCCTTTGACTCCTGGAAGCCCATCCACCACTCCCCCACCCAACCCATCCTCATCCAGTATTTGTTGATTGCGTTTAATCTGGTATTCGTCTGCTATTTTCTGAAGCTTGACCTTTGTAACTTCCAAACTTTGTTTTTTATACACCCATATTTTTGCGAGCTGCAGGCCTTTCCAGTAACCTATCATGATCCTGTCTTTCCCATACCTGGCCAGGTCCACTGATAAATATTTATCTTCGCTTGGCTTCGCCTTGATCGCGAACATGCTTGTCAGGTCATCGTATTCAAATAACCTTGCAGGATCATCATCATACTCCCAGTTACCATGCAACAATCTTTCTTTTTCGTTCCTTGGCAGCTTCTTCAAATTCTCTATGTAGTGAGGACTGATGTGAGGGTTGTCTGTCACTAAACTAGGCAGAAATCTTCTGTATTTAGCTATTGTTCCTGCCTTAGCCGGCTTATAAAAATCTGTGTACATAAAATTCTTATATGGGTTGCTTGCTATCAACGTTTTTGGTATGATCTTGAATTGATCCAGCTTGTATCTGATCCTGCTTGTTACAATGTTTTTGGCCTTGACTGTTACCTGGCTTGCTTCATCAATAAATGCTCCTGTGTACTCACTGCTTCCTAAACTGTCAAATTCTGGATCTGTAGGATACAAAAATAAATCTTTTAGATAAATTTCGCTACCATTATAGAATTTTATTGTTCCTTCTTGACTGTTGTACTTATAATGTTTTCCGGAGAGAAGGTTCCATTGCTTGCATATGTCCAAAAAAGTGAGGAGAGTTGTTTGTTTTAAAGTTTTGAGCACTGCTCTTCCAAGCAACCACCTGCTTCCTGCATACTTTAAACAACTGATGATCAGCCAAGCACATCCGAGATATGATTTGCCCCCTCCTGCTCCACCACCATACAACAACTCATTTGTTTTTACATCACTTAGAATTTCGAATGCTTCCAGCTGCTTTTTTGTTGGCTCCCAATTTATTGTTATCATTGTCTTGAGGTTTGATTATGTTCACAGTGACTCCTTCTTGAATTGGAGTTCCTGAATGCTCTATCTCTTGTTTGTCTGCAGGCAACATTCCTATGATCTGTTTTCTTTTTATGGTTAGTTGTTCTTCTGTTTGTAATAATTGAATGGCCCTTGTCCTGTCCCTTGCACTCTTTAGCTCATCCAATACTATGGTCCATAACCTTTGGCATCTCTTCCTCTTTCCTATTTCCATCTCTGCCATTTGCTCTTCTGCAGTTATTCTCATCTCAATTATTGATTCCTGCCTTCTGCTTTTGACATACGTGACCACACTTTTGAGTGATATCCCAAGCTTGTGAGCTATTTCTCTTTGTGAGTATCCTGTCAGGATCATGTCCATGACCTGATCCTTGAGTTTTTCTCTTTCTTTATGTTTCATTTTGTAGTAAAAGTGCAAGTTTTATTCGTGATGCGACTGCTTGTATGACTTTGGTTGTGACTGCATTTCCCATCATTTTGTATCTTTGATTGTCTGAAATCTCTATTTTTTCTCCTTTCTCATTGATTCCGTGTTGTGTCCAGTTGTCTGGGAAGCCTTGCAGTCTTTCACATTCTATTGGTGTGAGTCTTCTGATGCTTACTCCTTCCTGGACATGTGTTCTTGCTCCATGTTGGTCTGCTCCTTTGTAGTAGTTTGCATCTATGCATGTGCTCTGTTCTGTTTCTCGGACTTTTCCTCTGTCGAATACTACTGGTTTTCTTACTTCGATTGCTTGAGTGCTGCCTGTGTCAAGACAGTATGCTTCTCCGACTTTACTGATGTGTCCGCTTCCCCCTGCTTTTGGGTTCTTCTTCAGGCTTGGTCTGTCAGGGTTTCTTGTCTGCAGACTGTGTACAATCACTCCATTTGGTTGTGTTGCTCTGAGTGTGAATGCTCCATCCTCATCTTTTTTTCTTGCGTTGCCGAATTGTTTAGAATTTCCGAGCTGTGTTGGTGTGATTACTTTTGCTACATCTACTTTTCCTACTGCCATTAGTGTGTTGCTGATGTCCTCTTCTGTTTTGTAGTGATCTCCCCATCTTTTCTTTGATATTTCTAGAGCTTCTTTGATTTTGTACAGTCCTTTCTCACTTCCGTTTCTTGTCAGTGTGCTTGCGACTCCTTCTGCATCATAGACTCTGTCCCATTGACTGGCTCCTTCAGTGATCTGTTTAAGTCCTTTTCCTTTGCTCTTGCCAGTATTCCATCCTGTTGCTCTTGGGATGCCCCATCACAATCATGTGTTAGATACAGCTCTGAGCCGAATATCTCCCATGCGCTCCCTTACTGCTTTGATATGTTTGCATTCCTGGACCTTGTGTTGAAAAAAAGGACACGTGCATGTGTTATCTCCTTCATCACGCATAGTGACCTTGTATTTGGCCCCTTCATTAGTTTCGCTAGACACCAACCATATCTCTTCTTCAGTTCTTTTGATGAATTCTATTTGCATCTTTGCAATCACCTGTATTTGTTCATTGCATCGATTTTTTCTCTCATGAGCTGATCAATTGCCACTAGCTCTTTCTGAATACTTTTCAGATCTGCTTTGACTTTTGATTTGACACTGTCATGTTCTGCTTTGCTTTTTTCAAGATCTGCTTCAATTGATGTTTTATTGTCCAAGTGACGCAACCTTTTTTCACATAACTTATAAAGTTCTCCCTGGAGCTTTCCTATGTCTATTTGTTTTTCTTTTGGCATGGTTCCACCTCTTCTTGTTCTGGTTTTATATAGAATTCTTCTGGATCTCCGGATCCATCATCCTTAAATTTTTTTGTCTCAATAGTTACCAATTTTACACCCCTTTGATAAGTTCTCCTGGGCAGTCAACCACTGCAGATTATCTGGAGAAAATGCTTGTTTTACCTGCGTTTTATATTTCAAATCAAAAGAATTCAGTGGGATTATATGGTCTATGTGATACTTAGACATATCGCCGGGACATTTACCTAAATGTTTCACAACAGAATTCCAATCTATCCCATACTTTCTTGAGTTAATTAATTCTCCTGTATTTATATACTTCTGCATCACCATCCATAGCATTGTTCTTAACCTGCTTTTAATTCTATACATTTCATCAGTTCTTCTTCTGTTAACCATCCTCTTGATTATCTTATCTTTGTTGTTCTCATAATTCTCTTTTGCTTGCTTCTGGTATTTATCCTTGTTTTTCAAGTAATGAGCACGATGTACTCTCTGAATTCTATCTTTGTTATCTGCATAATATTTCTTCTTCTGCTTCAACACTGATTCATGATTCTTCTTAACCCAAGCCTTATGTTTCCCAAGAATTATTTCTTTTTTCTCATGGTATCTCTTTCTTGCCTTAGCTTTCAATTCCTCTTTATGCAGTTGATAATACCTTCTACAATTTTCTTTACTCATGCTACGATTTCTCCGAATGCGACTCTCCTGGTGACCTTAGTGATCTTGACTTTGTAGGTTTGGTTTATCTTTGCTCCTGGTACTATGATCACGAACTTGTCTTTCTTACAGATTCCATCTCCTTTCCCTCCTTTGCTGATGCACTTAAGATCATATGTTTCTCCTTCAGTTACAGGTGCTTTGTTGTATTCATTCATGTGTCTCATCCCCTTAAAAACAATTTTTTTTTTGTTTGTTTTAAGTGAGGGATAGCAGAAAAGAGTTGGCTGCCCTTTCCTGCTGTCTCTCCCTCTTTTTCCCTCACAGAGTGTGGTGAGTGGTTTTAGGCCTATGCTTATGTTTGGATTACTTTAGGTTTTTTATGGTGCTTGCATTTGAATTATATTATTGGCCGATAGAATGTTCTTGTTAAGCTCCTTCAGTTGTGTGTTTATTGATTTGAGCTCTGCAATTATCCTATCTGTATCTGATTGGCTTTCCATCCTAGCAATCCCCTTTTCCTCTTCCTGTGCGCGGCCCTTCACCATCCGGGCCTGTTCCATCCCCTTGAGGACTCATGTTTTTGTGTTTCATTGTTTTTTTTTCCCTCCCTCCATATTCAATCCTTTTTTTTTATTCTATGCTCATGAGCTCTTCCAAACTGAAATCTTCGAGTTTCTTTTTTTGAATTGCTTGGTTGAATTTGTGTTCAGGAACATAAATTATAGTGACTTCCTTTTTTATGTGTTCAGGAAGAGTGATGTAGTATGCGCTCCATTCCAAGCACAATGCTTTTCCATAATAAATTGCTACAGGGACCTGATCTGAATACATTTTTAAACCTGCTTATTCTCTTTTTCAACCATCATTCCTACTTTTGTGTGTGTTCTCACTCCGGTTATGTGCAGAAGATAGTTGTTCCAACTCAGTCTTTTGAGACCTAGTTTTTTTGCTTTCTTGGCCTTGGCTGCTTTCATAGCATTATGATCTTCATTTGAGAAAGTTTCCAATATTCTTTTTACCATGCGTGTCTTATCTCTCTTAGTTTTTGATGACGGATTGGCCTGGTGCTCCATAAGGATGGTTTTCGGCTTTTGTTATAGGTTGCGTATTTCGTTGTGGAATAAGGGTGCAAACGATTGCAACTACGACCTTGTCCTTACTTCCTCACACCAGGTGATAGGCTTCCGTCAAGCCCAAAACTTCTGCGTTTCAAAGTATCTTCAGTTATGTACCCAAGCACTAATCCTTTCATAACTTGTTCTATTTTGTTTATTGCCTGGATCTCTTTGAATAATGTGTGATCTATTGTTTTGTTTGATTGATAAGCATATGACACTGGTTTTTCTTTCCTGTAATCCCTCCATAATTTGATGTTGTCGCTTGTGTTCTTCAGAAAAAGTCCTTTTTTTACTTCTATGAATCCTAGTTCAATTAATTGTTTTGTTGGGATTTGCATTTGCATCACGCTGATTTGTTCCATATTCTCCTCACATACAGACTATTCATTATGTTTTATTAACCTGTCTTAGTAACTGATGTTGTTAACCTGTTTTAGCGATTTTATTCTCTTATTCTACTAACCTTCCTTAGTAACTGGTTTTAGTTAGTAAGTAAGTATTTAAATATTGTGGTTTTTTAACACTTAAGTCTCATTTCTTTTGTGGTTTGTCTTGGTCCAGGGTTCCTTTTTCCTTTTTCATATATTCTGTTAGCCTATGGCATTTTTGGCTGTCTTTATACCTCACTAGCTTGGTTTTGAGCATGTTACACCGCCATCTTTTGTGATTCGCGCTGTTGCTTCTTTTTTTCAATCTTCAATTGCAAGATCCTGTTTTTTTGAGATTTATCCAATTCTGTTATTACCTGTTGTTTCTGCTCATCATTCAAACTGCCCCACATACCTGCCAGTTGTTCTTTGTTCACTTCTTCAGGATTTTGTTGAAGAACTTGTTTGATTGTTTCTTTTACAGTTATGAATTTCTTATGCTCATATTCTGCTTTGAGCTTGGTTTCTACTTCTTTCTGAAGTGGTTTGAGAACCTTCAATGCCTCATCGAGTTTCTTCAACACTTCTTTTGTCTTTTTCCTGGCTGCTTCGGTCAGCTGATATTCAAAGTTTTCTTTATCTTTCTCATGAAGCCTTATAAATGATATGAATTCTCTTCCATTGAACCAGGATTTGCTTCTCTGAACTTCATGCATTAACACATCACCATTTTTTTGTATTTCATATTTCCGTTCTGGTTGTTCTGGTTCAACTTTATACGGAACTGCTCCTTTTTGTTGTTCATTCATGCTTATCACTCTCCCTGCTTTTTTTTTGTGAAGTGCTTAGTTTTTCTTGTAGCTCTTTCACTTTCTCTTTTAATATTCTGATCTGTTCTTCTGCCGGATCCTTCACTAGCTGGCCATCAATTATTCCTTTCAACACCCTCAGACATCTCACTATCTTCAGGCCTTTTTCTGTCAAACTGACTGCGTATGCGGTGTCTTGTCTTTCTTTCACAATAACTTTTTCTTTATGGAGTTGTTCTATCACATTGCTTAGATGATAATAGTTCATGCCTATTCTCTTACTGCATTCTTTCAGTCCTGCTTCTCCATATTCTAGACTTGTTAATAACTCAATGTAGTTTGGTTTTATTACAAATCTGTACATTGTGTTCACCTCTGTTTTTTTATGATTTTTCTTAACTCACCTACAGGAATGTCTTTGATTTCCCTGTTAAATACAAGTATTGGTGGGATGCTCCACTGAATTTTTTTCCTGGTCTGTTTGATCAGTTCTTGGACTTGATCAATCTCTTTTTTGTTATAATCTGGCAAGCTAATATAATAAATCTTGTTTTGTTCAAGTTCTTTGATATGGTTGGTTGCATCCAGTATTTGTTCATCGAGAATGTTGTTGATATCATTGAGTTCTTTGATTATTCTTTTTTTTGTCCAGAAGTACATCCATAATTTTTTAGCCCATCCTTCTCTTTTTTTTTTCTTCATTTGTTTCCTCTTAGGTTCATGTTCAGTGCTGCGCATACCCTGGATGCTTGTATTCCTGTGAATGGTCCTTTGTGTTTCAAGCTCAAACCATAAGATTGCTTTTTGAGTTTGGTGTTCTTATTGCAGTATTTGCATTTGAAAACATATTTCTGAACGTTTCTGATCTCTGCAACACACCATCTTCCACATGCTCTGCATTTTAGGACATAGTAACTCATTGTTTTTTTTGTTGCCTTCTGAAGTCCAGACCGTATAATTCTCTTAAACAGTCTGCACAATAAGACACAGATTCCTTGTTGTTGTCCTTGTGTGTGATCTCTAGATTTATGAGCTCTTTGTTTTGTTTACAGTACTTGCATTCCCTGATGATGTATCCTGTTACACGCACTTTTTTGTATTTGCTCATTCCTTCCTCTTTCCTAGGAGCTTTTTCATTTTTGTTGATCTGACCTGGCCTTCTTCACACAATTCATTCATGAGATCGCTTATGATCTTCCATTGATCTTTCTGATCTCTCATCACTTTGTTTTCTATAACATTAATTTTTTGAATTAATGTTGTGATTTTTCCCTCTAGAGTTGTGTACATTCCATATTGTTCATTGGATTTAAGCCTATCCCATTCTTCTTTAGTGCAATCCATCATCCTTCTCCCTTGTAGGATATCTTTCCCAATTCCTGTTTTTGACCTTGCTCCCATACTTTATTTGGTCTATTCGAACTTGGTGCTTGTATTCTTCCAAATGCTTTCTATTTGCGCTTTCTAACCTGATCTTGCTCATTTGATATTCGTGCCATAACGTGAGCAATTTCTTACAATACACATATGCTTTTTCCAGAACTTCTTCGGCTTCTTCTTTGCTGATGTTTTTTTGTCCTAGCATCTTATCACCTTTATTCTTATTCCGTTTGGGTACAGCTCAGCTTTTCTAGTCAGGCTTTCTTCTGATTCACTGCATGCTATTTCTATGGCTAGAAAATCATCCAGAACAAGTATGTCTGCTCTTCCCCCTTTTATGAAGATCGCTTCTGTTATGTATTTTTTTCCTTGGCGTTCCAACTCTTGACATATTTGTTCTTTTATATATCTGT